GCGATCTGGTCAAGCGTCGGACGCTGGCTGACGAGGACTTCATCGGAGATCCCGAACGCCTTCATGTTCTGCATGAACATCGACGCGTTGGCCTCGGTCATGTAGATGCGGTGGGCGTACGTCGTCGGACGCTTGCCTGCGTGCTCGCCTTCGGTGATCTTGAGCCGCATTTCGATCTGAGGCGTCTTCTTCTGGCTGGACTCTCCGGACTCGGCGGACTCGACGCGGACCTGATAGGTACCGATCGGTGCGCACTCGGTGAAACCTTCGGTCTTCGCCTTGGCGACAAGGACATCCCACGGGACAGTAGTCATGATGTGTGTTCCTTACTCCGACTTGAAGCCGGGGAAGATCTGGCCCATCATCTCGGTGATGTTGGGGTTTTCGATGGCGTTCGTCGTGAACCGGTCTTCGAAGTGCGAGCCGGTGATGTAGTTCGGGTTCGGCTTCACCATGAGCGAGCGAACCAACGGGCTGTCAGCGGCAATGATGCCATCCGCGTTCGGCACCTGCTTGACCGTGAGGCAAGCAGTCGTGTTCATCCAGTACGCGATGCCCTTTCGGAGTGCGCCTTCCATGTTCGGAACGTACTTGCCGTCCTGCCGGAGGTCGCCTTCGGCCGTGAACAGCGCGACCCGGAACGGGTTGCGAACGTCCTTCACCATGTCGCGGAACCGCTGCACCTTCTCGGACATGCGGGTCAAGAGCTGACCCCAGTCCGAATACTGCTGGTTCCCGGACTGGAACCCCGGCAGCGCCTCTTTGCAACGCTTCTGGAGCTGCGTCACCGAGTCGACAACGATCGACTGGAACGGGTGGTCAGGCTGGATAGTCCACTGGATGACCTGCTCGACGGTTTCCCATCGAAGCACGTCGACCACGCAGATATCCCAAGTCCCGTCCGCCTTCGGCGGCGCTTCCTTCGGGTCCCACCATACGACTCGGTAGGGCTGGTTCGGGTTGTTGGGGTTCTTACGCCCCTCGAACGCATTCCAGGACCCTTCGGCGTCGAGCGCGAGCACCGGTCCGGGGCAGCTCGCCCCCAGGGTCGACTTGCCGCGCTTGGTTTCGGCATACACCAAGAACGTCGCGTTGTGTCGCGGGTTTCTGTCTTCGGTCATTGCATCCTTCCTCTTTGTCTAGGTCTGAATTATATCATGCGGCGTAGCGGGCCAGCGGGTCACGCTCGCGGAACTCCTCCCTTACCATGTCCTCAGCACGGGAGCCATCGTCATAAAGCGGGCATAGCGTGAAAAACTGGCACTTCCAAGCACAAGTGTCGTCAGGGCTCGGCTCGGCAATGTGCGCCTGCTCTTCGACCGTGGCGTCTTTGAGCAGCGCTTCGAGTTCGAAGATCTTGGTGATCTTCCTTTTCATGTGCAGCTCGTAGGACGCGATCTGGTCGTCGTTGTGGTTCACCTCGAACCGGTCATAGAACGGCGGTTTCGCCTGCTTGCCGCGCTTGACCTTCTTGAGGACGTTGTACAACGCCCCGTCGCTCCACGTACCTTCGGGCTGCGTCATGCGTTCAAGCCAGCCGTAGTGCAACATCTGCGGATTCATGTGCAGCGTCGCCAATGCGGACGTGAGGCTAGCGGCCGTCTTGTGGTCAACGAACTTCCGTGCGCCGTCCATGAGCCGGAGGATTCGAGCGTCGAGCTTGCCGACGACTTCGAACTCACCGAACCGTTCCACGATCTCCGGAGCGAAGTCCGACCCTCGAACCGACACGATCTCCTCGATAGCCGTGAACTCGATACCGGCATCGACGCCGGACTCGGCAACCCAATCGGCGTAGCCTTCCAGCATCGCGCGTTCGAGTTCACAGTCCTTGTCAAAGGCTTTGGACACCTCCACATCGGGATACACACCCAGTTCGGTGCAGTTGTCCAGATACGCCTGCCAGTCGGCATCCTGCGCAGCCTTGAGCACGTCAAGGTACGTCTCAGGGTTCGGTCCGTAGAACGCCTCCAATCCGGTATGCACGCGGCTGCCCGACCTGAGCGGACCCGAGGGGTTGAGCGTGACCGGCGACAAGCGTCTGTAGTCACTCAACCACCACCTGCGAGCACAGGCGAACGTCTTAAACTCACTCTGGCTGAATCTTCGCACGTTCCCTCTCCTCCTTCACTTCGGCCTCGTACCTCGGTGCCCAGCGTTCCACGAACGTTCTGAGGTTCGCGATGCGCTTGCGTTTCTTCTCTTTGGCGATGTACTCGGGCGTTGCGCGTTCATCGTCATACCGTAGCGACGGACTCATTGACTTTCGCCTCCCTCTTTGCCTTCTGCCACGCAAGTGCGCGAATCAACTTGCATTTCTTGCAGTGCCTACGGCCTTTGTACACTCCGGTATTTTTCGGCGTGTACTCATGTCCGTGCGGGCAATGAGTTTTTGCTCGTTGTCTCGCGCCAGCAAGCTTACCCGCGTCACTTCGACGCGTGTTCTCCGCGTGCGTTACCGGTTCAAGATGATCTGGCGTCACGCAGTTTCGAACCTTACAGAGATGATCTAGCTGCAAGCCTTCCGGGATGGGTCCTACCATAAGCTCGTAAGCCATACGGTGGGCGTAGTACCCTGGATACCTCTTCGATCGGAACTGCGCGTAACCATCGTGTGTCAGTGAACGCGTCCACAACATGCATCCGTTTTCATCAGGTAGTGCGACGTTTCGGTAAAAGAACGTCTTCACGGGCGGGTATCTCCGTGTCACAACAGGGTTCCTCCCGTAAGTTCCGATACCTGCGACTCAAGATCGCGCGTGTTCTTTCCGAGACGCTTGAGTTTCACAATGTCCCGCGTGATTTCCTGCATTTTTCGCATCTTGTCCGACAGCCGATCTAGCTGCGCTTCTTCGATGGTTCCCGTGGCGACAAGATCAATGATGGTAATGACGTCGTGCTGCTCTGACCCCACGCGGTGGATTCTGTCTTCACCCTGCAAGCAGTCGATCATGCTCCAACTTCGCTGCAACCGAACCATGGTGTCAGCGCGCGTGAGGTTGAGCCCGACGCCGCCCGCCTTGTAGGTAAATAGGATATAGTCGATCTTCCCATCCTGGAACGCTTGCACCGCAGCGTCCCGCTCGTCCGCAGACACGCCACCGGTAACCCGCGCGAACGGGATACCGGCGTCGGTCATGCGGGCCGCTGCAAGGTCGATGAGCTGTCGGTGTTCGGCGGCGATCACCATCGGCTTGCCTGGTTCGTCTTCGATGATCGACATGAGTTCATCGATCTTCGAGGACTTCGGGCTGTCGGTAAGCGACACGATCCACGTGGCGGGGTCCTCGGGAGTCTCCCCCTGGTCAACCTCGCAATAAGCGGACGCGAACTGCAACAACCGGGTAGCTCCCGCCAGATTCCCGTTGGCTACGAGGACTGTTCCGTCATCCAAAATCGTGACCAGTTCCTTTTCGATGTCCTTGTACGCCTTCGCCTGCTTGGGGCTCATCTCGACATCACGTCGCATGAACACCTTGTCGGGCAACTGCTTGAGGACATCGGCCTTAATCATGCGGCGGAAGTGCGGGTCAAGGATCTTGAAGAACTCCTCTTTCGTGTCCGGTTTGAGGCCGACGATCGACATGCCGCCGAAGTGGTTGTACTCGATCCGGGCGTAACGGTCGATGAATGCCGACTTCGCGGGGTAAGTCTCAGGCGCAATCGCGTGCATGATCGACCAGAGGTCTCCCGGGTGGTTCGCAACCGGCGTACCGGTGAGCGCCCAGCGATATTCGACAGTCGGGCCGTGGAACACGTTCCAGATTGCCCTAGTTTGCATAGAGTTTGGGTCTTTGATGCGATGTGACTCGTCACACACAGTAACCTTGAACGGGATGCGGTTGAGTTCCTTCTCGTGCACCTCGCAGGCGGACTCTTTCAGGTCCGGCGTTCCCGGCTGCGTCTTCGTCTCGCACTCCATGCAACGCTTGAGTCGCGTCGAGCCGTACGGGGACAGGCGCGAGTGCAACTTCATCGCCTCGATGTTCACGATGATGATGGCATTGGATGCCTCGGCGGCCTCGGTAATCTGCACGCGTCGCTTCGCGGCGCTGCCCTGGATCACGAACGGGTTCGCCTCAGGCAGCCATCGCTTGATCTCGCGTTCCCAGTTCCGTTTCAGTGAGTTGGGGCAGACGACCAGGGCGGGGTA